ATGCTTGAGTTGTTTACGCCGCTTTCTCAGATTGATCCAACGTCAATGGACTACATTGACATTGACGGCATGGCAAAGTATTTGCTGAAGACCCTCTCTGTCCCAGCAACCACGATCCGCGGTGACGAAGAGGTTATGATGCTCCGTCAGCAACGCCAGCAAGCGCAACAGGAGCAAGCACAAAACCAAGAAACAATGCAGTACATGGAGGCGGCAGGGCAAGCCGCGCCAGCACTAAAAGCAGCAGGGAGTGTCGAATGACCCTAGAAGAAGTCGAAAACCTACGCGAAGCCTACAAGCTAGTGTTTGGTTCTGAAGATGGACAACGTGTTTTAGAAGACATGGCGGCTCGATTTCACATCAATGCCTCGGTGTATAGCACTGAGCCAACAGATACAGCGTACCGTGAAGGTCAGCGCACGGTGGTGCTGTTTATACAATCCATGCTGACGGACATTCCAGATCAATTAAAGGAACTAGCAAATGAGTGAAGAACAGGCAACTGAAGTCTCTGACGTACAGGAAAGCGTACAACCAGAGGTAGCTCAGTCTGAGGCAAGCTCTGAGGATTGGCGTGCAGCCATTCCAGAAGAAATCCGTGACCACAAATCACTGTCGCATATCAACGACATTGGCGCGCTTGCCAAGTCGTATGTTCATGCACAGCAAATGATTGGCGCAGACAAAGTTGTGCTGCCAGGGCAAAGCGCAACAGACGATGAGTGGAATGAGTTTTACGCTCGCATTGGGCGACCCGAAAGCCCAGAAAACTATAACTTTCAGCTAGAGTCTCTACCAGAAGGCGTTGAAGCTGACGAGGACATGCTGAACTGGTTTAAGCAGACAGCGCACCAAGCTGGCATGACTCCACAACAAGCGCAAACAATGCTAGATGCGTACAACCATCTTACTGGCGAAACACTGCAATCAAGCAGCCAAGAGGCTGAGATGCGTGTCGCGCAGGTTGAAGGTGAGTTACAGCGCGAGTTTGGGCAAGCGTTTGAAGATAAAATGGGGCTTGCTAACGGCGTTTTGCATGAGTTTGGTCACCCAGACCTTGCAGAAATTCAGCTTGCTGATGGCACATTCTTGGGCGACAACCCAGATGTCATTCGCATGTTTGCAAACCTGGGGACGTACATTCAGGAGCGCGTAGGCGAAGATTCGTTGGAGGGTGTGCGCACAAGCGGTGCATTGACCCCAGAGGGCGCAATGGACAAAGTGCGCGACCTGACGCAACCGAATACGCCGTATTGGGATGCGCGTCACCCAGAGCATCAGTACTATGTTGATGAGGTACTAAAGTATCGCCAAGCCGCAACAGGTTGATGAGGTATTCAATCTTTTGTGAATAGCGGTTACACTAGTACCGATTTGTGTAGCCTCGGTTGACAAGCGATACGCCCGACTGAGGCACACATTAAGACGGGACAAGCATAAGCCCCCGCTGGCTCCACTGCCATAAAGTGACACTTTGAATATCGTCCAGCGTTGCTGGGGAGCGAATACTGTTTAAGCTAACTGGATAGGAGACATAAAATGTCAACCGAAATTACAACTGCATTTGTGCAGCAGTTTAGCAGCAACGTCCAACTGCTCTCACAGCAGCGTGGCTCTTTGCTGCGTAATACGGTTTCTGAAGAAGCCGTAACAGGTGAAAAAGCGTTTTTCGACCAAGTAGGTTCTGTTGCCGCGATCAAGCGTACTTCACGCCACGGCGACACTCCATTGATTGAGACGCCACATTCACGTCGTATGGTTACAATGGACACTTACGAGTGGGCCGATTTGATTGACGACGCCGACAAGGTGCGCATGTTGATTGATCCAACATCGACTTACGCTCAGGCGGCTGCGGCTGCAATGGGTCGTGCGATGGACGACGCAATCATCGAAGCGGCTTTGGGTACTGCCAAGACTGGTAAGACTGGCGCAACGTCTACTGCGTTTGATTCAGACAACCAGATCATTGCTGGCGGTTCTGACATGACGCTTGCCAAGCTGATTGAAGCCAAAAAGATTTTGGACTTGAACAGCGTTGACCCATCAATCCCTCGGTACATTGCTGTTAGTCCAGCACAGATCGAGTCGTTGCTGAACTCAACCACAGTTACAAGCGCAGACTTCAACACAGTCAAGGCGTTGGTACAGGGTGAGATCAACACGTTCATGGGCTTCAACTTTGTTGTATCAACTCGCTTGGCACTCAACGGCAATGATCGTCAGTGCTTTGCATGGGCAATGGACGGTATCAAGCTGGCTGTTGGTAAGGACGTTATGGCGCGCGTTGAAGAGCGTTCAGACAAGTCTTACTCAACGCAGGTTTACTACTGTGCAACTTTTGGTGCGACTCGTATGGAAGAAGCCAAGGTTGTTCAAATTGACTGCGACGAAAGCGCATAAGGAGAACTGAATCATGGCAACTGTATATTCTGACGTTCGCACAGACTTGACTCAGGATGATCCTTCAGAGTTTGTAAAAGCAAATCAACTAGCGGGTAACATTCGTGTTGCTCGCGGCGTGTACGAAGCGTCGTCTTTGTCTGCTGACGATGTGATCGAAATGTTCGCATTGCCACAGGGTGCGCGCATTGTTGGTGGATACTTGTACTTTGATGACCTGGGTACAGGCACTTCAATGGACGTTGGCCACGCGGCTTATGTCGATGGAGATGGTAACTCAGTGTCTGCTGATCCAGACGAGTTTGCTGACGGTGTAGACACTGCATCTGCGGCAGGCCGTGCTGACGTAGCCAACACGCTTGCACTTGGTGCAAATACTTCTGTTGATCTTGACCAAGACCTCAAGGACAACGAATACGTTGTTACTTGTACAAACCTTGGTGGAGCAGCAACAGGTACAATCGAACTTGTCATGTTTTACGTTGTAAACTGATAGTCGATGTGGGGCGGGGGTTTCCCCCGCCTCATCCCTTCCCTCTAAACAAAAGGATCGCCGCATGGACACCACTGGTTTTTCAGTACACTTGGCCGAGTGTGAAGACGACTCATTTTCTGTTCTAATATCAGTAGATGGTTTTGAAGATGAAAAGGCGGCGAGTGAGTTTGCTCACTTGTTTCTTGTAGATGGTTCGGTTGCGGTAGGCGATGTAGAGCTTGCGGCAGGTGGCCTGGAGTTGAGCGTACACTAATGGCATCAATCGTTGATATCTGTAACAGCGCACTAAACCAGATTGGGGCATCCAATATCATCAGCTTGACTGAAGACAGCAAGGCAGGGCGCATCTGTAATCAGCGATATAGTTTTGTACGCGACTCCGTGTTTCGTGCGCATCCGTGGAACTGCTTAATTACACGGCGCACATTGAGTCCAGATTTGGACTCTCCAGCGTTTGAGTTTGATAATCAGTTTACGTTGCCCACTGATCCATATTGTTTGCGAATCATGCATCTAGACTTTCACGACATTATTCATCGTGTCGAGGGTCGTAAGATTTTATGCAATGAGGACACGCTCAATCTTGTGTACGTCGGGCGCGTGACTGATCCTAACCAATACGACATGCTTCTTATCGAGTCGATTGCAGCTTCTTTGGCGGCTGATTTAGCATATCCGTTGGTCGGCAGCACAAGCCTTGCTCAGGAAATGCGCGCAGTCTATGACATGAAGCTAAAAGAGGCGCGGTTTGTCGATGCAACCGAAGGCACGCCAGCAAGCATTACGAGCGTTACTGATTCTGGTGGCATTGAGGCTGATACCTTTATTCGTGCGAGGTTCTAATGTATGGCGAAAGCAAGTCCAGCGTTCACCAACTTTACGTCGGGTGAGCTTTCTCCGCGACTAGACGGGCGCACAGACCTTTCTAAGTACTTCAACGGCTGCAAGACGCTCAAGAATTTCTTGGTGCATCCGCATGGTGGTGCAACGCGCAGACCTGGCACTGAGTTTATCAGCGAGGTGTTCGACTCTACCAAAACAACGCGACTCATACCGTTTGAGTTTAATGTCGAGCAAGCGTACATACTGGAGTTTAGTGACCAAAAATTCCGTATTTATAAAGATGGTGGGATCGTTGTCGACGGCTCAAGCAATCCAGTAGAAGTTACTACGCCGTTTTTGCACACAGAGCTTGCAGGGCTGAAGTTTGCACAGTCTGCGGATGTCATGTTCATGGTGCATCCAAATCACCCGCCACAGCAAATCACTCGTACAGATCACGACGCGTGGACAGTTACAGAGGTGAGCTTCCGCAGAGGGCCATTACTTGATCCGGTGTTTGATGGGTCAACGCTGACGGCTAGCGGGCGCACTGGCTCCGTCACAATTACAGCAAGTGCCAGCACGTTCGTATCCTCAGACGTTGGCCGTATCATCAAACTGCACGATGGTTTTGCCGAGATAACAGCGTTCTCGTCGGCAACATCTGTGACGGCAACGGTGCTTGAAAATGCAGACTTTCGTTCTGAGTTAATGCCAAGCTATACCGCGTCAACGATTGCGTTTTTTGAAGGCGACCCAGACGCGACGGGGCTAGAGCATAACGACAGAATTACAGATTCAGCAGGCGGACTTTTAGACGCTGGTTTTGAAGAGGGCATGAAGATTTCTGTGTCGGGCGCGAGCAACGGCGCAAACAATGACTCGGGATTACTGATTGTAAGCGTGACGGCAGACAGCATGTTGATTGCACCATCGGGAGACCTTGCTGATGAGTCAGCGGGTAGTTCGGTGACGATTAGCGGTGACCTCGATGCAGATGATGCATACCAGCTAGGTGCGTTCTCTGAATCAACGGGGCATCCTGCTTGCGTTTCATTTTTCGAGCAACGATTAGTTTTTGCAAACACCGCAAACAATCCACAGACGCTGTTCTTTTCAGTAGCTGGTGACTTTACAAACTTCACCCAAGGCATTGATGCGGACGATGCGTTGACGTACACCATCGGTTCTAACCAAGTAAACGTCATTCGATACCTCACCAGTTCTCGCGTGTTGCTTGTCGGAACATCAGGCGGTGAGTTTGCGGTACGGGCTGGTTCGGTTGATGCGCCGATTAGTCCGACTAATACCCAGATTAAGCGGCAGGCCAGCTACGGTTCGGCAGACATTCAACCGATTACCACGGGTGACGTTGCGCTGTTTGTGCAGCGGGCGCGCAGAAAGATTCGCGAGCTTGTTTACAACTTCAACACAGACTCTTACGTTGCACCGGACATGACGCTTTTGTCTGAGCATATTACTGAGGGCTTGATAAAAGAGATCGCGTTTCAGCAAGAGCCTGACAATATCGTATGGTGCGTGCTGGATGATGGGCGGTTTGTCGGCATGACGTATCGTCGGGAAGAGGAAGTGATTGCTTGGCATGAGCATGAGATTGGTGGCGCGTTTGGTAACACTGCATACGGCGTTGTTGAAAGTGTTGCGAGCATACCTGGGCCAGCCGATGAGGACGAAGTGTATATTGT